GTTCCATTATATCTAAAAACTAATATATCAGTTTTACCATCTGTTGAAGTAAATGTTGGTGCAGTTGACGCTGCAAATTCAAATATAGTATTAAATGCAATAGTATGTGAACCATTGTAATTAATTTCTAGACAGATAAATGAGCCCTCAACTGAATTAGTTGGTGCAGAAAAAGTAGTGTTTTCTGTTGTTAGATGATATGCGTTAGGTTTAGCTTGAACATCCCAAGCCACAGCATTACTAGATGACGTTAACGCTTGTTGTGGAATATAAGCTAAATCGTTAAATTTAATATATCCAGATCCTTTTGCTGTAAATTCTAAACCAACATTTGTATCACCACCTGATGCAGCGATAGCTGGATTATTTCCTGTTGCAGCGTTGGTTACTTCTAGTTCATTAACTGCTGAGGACGTTGTTTGAAATATAACTTGTTCGTTTCCATTTGCATCTGCAATAAAACCTGCATCTGCGATTTTTGGAGCTGTTAAAGTTTTGTTTGTTAATGTAGATGTAGAGGCGTCTGATACTAAAGTTGAATCACCACCAGTGCTTGGTATTGTTAAAACATTACTAGCACTTTCTGAGTGTGGTGCAGCTTTTATTTGTTGTCCGTGAGAATTATTTTCACAATTAAATTGAATAGCACCTTGATTATCATTACCTTTAACAGTTACGTGTCCTGTCCCATTTGGTGCTAATTCTATATCTGCGTTTGAAGTAGTAACAATATCTTGACCATTCATATCAAGATCACCACCTAGTTGAGGTGTTGTGTCAGCAGCAACGCTTGTTATACCTAAAGCTACTTCTTTTATATCTGGATTAGTGCTATCATTTGCAGTTGCAATAATGACTTTATCACCTTTGTCTGTAGCAGCAAAAGTAACACTCGATCCTGAACCAGTTACATATTTAAATTGAACTGTGTAAGATCCAGAGGTTGAATTTCTTAAAAAGTAAAATGTTTGGACATCTAAAGGTATTGTTACAATTTGATTTCCTGTAATGGTTCCTGTGAATTCAATCATTCTATGAGATAGTTCTGCACCAGTTGATCCATCAGAAACTGATAATGTAGTCGTTTGAGCTCCACCAGCTATTGATTTAGCAACATAACCACCAGCTATTTGTTCTAAAATTTGTAAATTTGTATTAGTTTTTGTTCCCCAAGTTCCTGCGTTTTCACCAGTTGCTTGAAGTTCTACACCTAATGGTGTGTATGTTGATGCCATAAATTATCTCCTATGCAGCGTCACTATAACTTGTATTTGATCCAGTTGCAACATCCGAATATGTATCATTCGATCCTGTCGAAACATTACTATAAGACGTATTTGAGCCAGTGTCAACATCTCCATATGCAAAGATATCAACTGTTCCAATACTAGTGGTAATCGATAAACCTGTCAATCCAACCTGCATATCAACAGGTGTTATGGTTCCTACACTAGCACTAAACGATTGACCAGTTAATCCTAACCCCTCTTCTATTGTTAAAGATCCAACACTTGCTGTAGCAGACTGACCTGTTGGTTGAGCTATAGCACTACCTAAACCAACAATCGTGCCTAAATTAAATGTAGCTGACACACCAGATATCTGCACTGTATCATTTGGTATAGTGACGGTGCCTAAACTAGCGCTAAATGATACACCTGTTACTTGTGCTTCTTGTGAAGATATACCTTGTGCCGTTCCTTGAGCTGAAGTTATAGATAAACCAGATGGTAGTACAGTTTGGTTAGGTGCTTTTGCTGTTCCTTGTGAAGCTGTAAATGATTGACCGGATAAACCAATAACCATATCTGCAGGAGTTATTGCACCTACGGCTGCTGTTATTGCACTTGATGTTAAACCTTGTGTTTGATCTCTTGGTGTTATTGAACCAACAGATCCTGAAAAAGATACACCTTCTATATTTACTGGAACAAAAGCTTCTCCCTGTGAAGATGTTATTGATTGACCTGTAGGTGTTATAATTTGATCAGGTATATCAACAGAGCCAATATTAGATGATATTGATTGACCTGTTAAACTAATTACTTGATTAGAAGTTTGTCCCCAAGCACCGCCGCCATTCCAAGCTTGTGCACCCCAACCTGTTTTTAAAGTTGTGGCCTCATTCCAATTAGCCTGATTCCAGGTTAACCGGCCCCATCCTGAAGTCACCGACATAATCGGCCTCCTATGCTAATCTGATTATTGCGTTACTTGCGTCTGCTGTTGGAAACTCTATTTTAAATGTTCCATTACTTGCTGTTTTATCACCACCAAAAGCTATAATTGCTACAGCATCAGTTGTGCCTGAACCGCCGTCTGTTGTTGTATTATAAATCATTGCACCGTTTGCAGTAAACGAAGCAGATGTATATGTTACATCTGAAAAATCTGTGAACGCTGTTGTTGAAGATAAAGATACACCTGAGTTTGTTAAAGTAGCTCCACCTGCAGAATATGCAGATCCTGATGTGTTTGATATTTCATTTGATGTTGAATAATCTGTGGTTGCTGCACCTAGAGATGCTGAACTTGTAAACAAAGCAATCTTAAAAGTGTGTCCACCTGAAGATTCAAAACTGTGTTTTCCTTGTAAAAGTTCTTGTTTAAAACTTGAACATATTGCTGATGTTATTGCCATAATAATCTCCTACGGGTTTACTGAGGTTACCGGTATTCGAACAGTGCCATCTGTGTAGTCATCTCTTCTTCGTCTACCGACTTGCTCGTTAGCAAACTTCTGTACCTCTTGTTTATATTTATTTTCATACAAAGTCAACATGTCTATCGGGCCTTTTAAAAACCCATATGCTTCTGATAGACAGCAGTATAACAGTCCATTTGGAAAATTAAGACTGATATAATTAGTATCATTATTTTCTAAAAGATCAGGCATTTTGTTAAAATGCACTCTAAATCTATAAGTGGTGTTTGGAACCGGGGCTACAAATATTCTTCCTGAGTTAGTATCTGCCTCACCTGTAGCACCACCAAACATAGCGTAATATTTAGGTTGACCTTGTGCTGCAGATGTACCTGTTACATCTTGATATTCTTGTAAATAGGTTACGTCTTTTTTCTCTAGCCATCTATTAGCTCCTGTAATTTCTGATCCTGCTGTATCATAAACTTGTATACCTCTTATAAACACGGCTCCTGCAGGACAGTTTATAGATTCTTGTCCAGCAACAAAATTACCTAGTTGTTGTTTTCTGTCTGCATCGATAGGAATATCTCTAAATATTCTGTACTGTGCATTTAAAATTATATTTTCTAAAACAGAATCAGATAATACATTTGAATCTGTTTCAGTATAACTTCTAATCTGTGTTTTTAATCCTGATGCACTTAATCCAGCCATTAATCTAAATAACCTTTCATATAACTTAAATCACTAGGTATTTTTTTTGCTTTTATACCTATATGTCCTTTTTTCTTTAAATCTCTTGTTGCTATGGCTATGCCTTTTCTAACATCAGGATCTGTTTCCATGCTCCCTTTAGTTTTTAAAGTATTTGCTCTTCCTTTTAATATTATTCCCATTCCTTTAGTTACAATAGTCATTATTTTTTACCGCCGTGTTTTAATCTTATCTTTTTTTGTTTTGCTGTTTCTTCTACGTGTATTGGCACTTCTGGTTCTGGTGTGTGTAAATATAGTTCTTCATGTGGATCCATATCGGTTGGACACTCACATTGTTTAATATGAAATATTTTACAAATCCATTTTTTAAAAAATTTTATCATGGTGTTATAGTAACTGGTCCTGCAGACACAGTTGGTCCTCCTGAATCTTCTGTTATACTAGGAGTTGAGCCTAGTGTAAACGTATATTTATCTGTTGTTGTAACTGTTATACTAAAACCTGATGAATTTTCGTATGTTGTAAGAGCTACACCTCCTGGACTACCTTGAACATTTCTAAATCTTACTATATCCCCCGAAGTCCTTCCGTGATTGGGTTCTGTCACCGTAATAGTTTGTGAACTTGCAGTTATAGAAAAAGGATTATTACCTAACATGGCAGCAACCGCTGGTTCTACTCTGTCTGGTCTTACGTGTCTTAAAGATATAGAATCACCATTCATTGGCTTTGGTTCTAATTGTGGTTGTTTAGGTTCAAATTCAGATACATGCACAAACGCACCATTCCATTCTCTAACCATTTCTTTATATGGAAACTCCATACCAGATCTATCTGATATTGCTTTTGCGTATTTACCTGTTGCGTACTTTGCCATTATCTTTTACCTCCAGCTCCTAAA